AGCCGTTGCTTTGTAGTATATGTCAATTCCCCACTCTTCACACTTGTATCTGCCTAGGTCACCACCAAGTCTATTCTTGAAGTGTCCAGTTGCGGCCTCAAGTGCCGATGGTGTATTCTTTTTGTCCGATTCAGTCATCGTTTTAATCTCCTGCTTTTAATATACCCTGTCATCTTCCTGACAGTCGGTTTTGTTATGCCCTGTGGGGCCTGTCTGCTGTGGCCTTTATCCAAAAATTGGATATAGTCCGTATCGTTCTTTACTTTGAATCCTTGGGATGTTGATTGCTTATCCCACTGACTCTTAGCATAGCCTGTGTCTACAGGTGTAAATGATCGGGCTGTTTTATAAGTTTCATTTTTGATCTGGTCTAACATCTTCTGGACTTGTTTGCCCATCTTGTTAGCATCAAAACCACCTACAACTTTAACACCGATCATAAACTACCTAACTTGCGGCTACTACTGCTAATGGTCCACTGCCTTGAGCACTGAAACTTGCTTCTACCACTCCGTCAACATTCGATGTCACTGAGAAAGATGTGATAATCATATCTCCTGAGTATTTTGCCATACCTGTTGTTGTTCCTGCTGGATATGCCTTGAAAGAAGCCACGGCATCGTTGCCTGCTGTTGTGTCGTCTTTTGAAGTCAATTGTTCCATTTTTAATTGAACCGCATCTGTATAGTCAAAAAATACATCGCCTGAAATAGTGAATGATGATAAGCCTGCTTTAAAAGTTCTGTGTCCGCTGTCTTCCATAGAAGTCGTTTCGATTGAATCTTGTGTAGTCTCAATTGAAAAGTTTCTTAAATTTCCGATCACCGAATCTGATAATGAGTTATCACTATCTGTGAATTGAATCACACCATCAAAACCTGAAAATGCTGTTGTCATAGTTTATTCCTCCGAGTTTGTTTCGCCATCGTCAATGTTTATGGGTTCCCCATCGTTAAATGGTGAATCCACTTTGATCACATCAGCATCAACTTTGACTTTGGCTTTTCGTTTTTTAGTTGGTGCTTTTGTTTTGTTTTCTTGTGAGAAACTGTAACCTTGAGTGTCCACAAGAAAGTTCGCTCGTTTTTCTAAACAAACAAATTCTTTTCCGTCTCTATATATTTTAATTGCTTTGCTCATATTATACTGTTCCTCGTGTGTATTTATATTGAACTGTATATGTCAAATCCACTCTGCCAATTGGATATAAACTGTCCTCATCACTGACCACACTTGAAACAAATGAGTTCAATGCTAGACTGTTCCTTGTTCTATCTTCTTCAAGTTTCTCTTCTATGGCTTCGACCAAATTGTTCTTCTGTGTGTCAATGTTGTTGTTTGATGTGGTAGCACTACTGTCTGCTCTCACATAACCTTGGATCGTGTAGTTGATCAAGGACAAACGGAGCCCGCCCATCGCCTCATCTGATCTCTGTTCTTCTGAAGTTCTCACTATTATAGCCGGATATTGTGCTATACTCATATCTGTCAAGTTTATTGGATTCCTTGACACCAACACCACTGCTGGATTGGTTATGTCGCCCAATGCTTGGACTATGTCTTTGGCTATGTCTTCTCTAACTGACATATTATCTTACCAATCTGTTGAAATGTTGTGGTTGTTCTTCTGTGTCTTGTATCGTGCCATCACCATCCCAATCATACTTGACACCATCTTGTAAGATAAGATCAAACTCTTCTCTGAACTTGCCTTTGTAGAAGTCTATCATCATTCTGAACCTATCCGGTTCTGATGAATGCTGTGTCAGTTGTGGTAGTATGTAGTATGCCAATATGTGATACACCGCCGCCACTTTGAATTGTGCGGCCTGTAATTTTGTGTTGTTCATTTCCACATCTGTTGTAGAAAAATATTTTGAAGTGAGACTGCTTCTTTTCACTCTAGGCCACCATTCAATTCTCAAATGTCTTTGTATATCAGCCGTGGTCTTGCTGTGATAATCTGTGAAGTCTATGATACCATAATCTTTGATCTGTGGTTCATATTCTAGTATGTCAGCATCTGTTGAATAGTTGCTCATCTGTGTATGTCTCCTTTGTTATGAGTGGGTGTATAAAACACCCACCCAAATTGTTGTCGTTGCTCCACCGCAATCCAATTATTATGATTGGATTGAAGAATCGTGGTTTAGTTCAACACCATATGAATCGTGTAGTTCACCTACACCATATACTGCTGTTGCTACGATCTCAGTCGCTCTAAGAGAAGCATCTCTTTGAGTTTCAATTTTAAGATCTGATAACATCGCTAAACCTAAAGCATCTCTATGGAATAAAGCACCTTTGTAATCACCCGTTGTTCCTGGGTTATTACCTGATGAGTCTGCCATATTTGCTGTTTCATATACTGAAACACCTGCTATTTGACCAACGAAGCCTGTTCTTAATGCTTCATTACCAACACCTGGATTAGGGTTAGCAAATGTGTTAGTCAATGATTTCTTCATATCATATGCTACTAATGGATGAACCACACAGGCTAGATCGTCACCTGGCACACCTGATTTTCTTAGTTGTGCTACTGCTTGGAAGATTGAGTCTGCTGTGAAAGCCGTTGTTCCATCACCAATTTCTGTTGTGAAGCCATCGAATAATGCTGTTAAGTCTGTGTCAATTTTTTTGGCAATTGCTTCACCAAATAATTTACCTAGGTCTCTCACAACATCTGATTCTGATACATTCTGTGCAAAGTCAGTTAGTGTAGTCATGATTCCAACTTCAGAAACAGTTAAATTTGCTACACCTGTAGAAATTGCTGTGTTTCCTAAATCAGTTGCTTCTGCAACTGCCGCCGCACTTACTGTTGGGTAAATCGGCACTTGTATTGTTTTACCACTATTTAATGGCATTGTGTAATTTCTTACCAAGCCTCTCATAATGGATCTTTCGTTTGCTACAAATAATGCTTCTGCCACCAATGGTGAAATTAAGTCATTAAGTGTAGTATTAGTTGATTCGTTTGCCATCGTAATGTCTCCTTATACTTTAAGCAAGTCCTGCCTTCTTGCGATATGAAGCATATGCTTCTCTATCACTGGGCTTGGACATATCTAGTTTACTAATGTCTAACTTTTCACCGCCGCCAGCATCACCTATTTTTGATGTTGTTCCACTACCTGATGGAGTAGCACTCACAAAGTGAGGATTTGCTGTTAAAAATTCTTCGACAAGTTGTGACACATTCATATGCTCTCCAGCATCGTTGTATCTCACCTGTCCTGTCTTAGGATCAACAATTTCAACATCACCTGCTTCATTCATTTGCACTTGATCCTTGAGCAGTTGTGAAACTTGCCCTGGATTAACTGCCTTGTGTTTGGAAGCAGTATCAAGTAATGAGCCATCTACCTTGATGGTTTTCACTTGATTAAGCAAAGATCCAATTTGTTCATCTTTTTTAGAAACTGTTTCTTTCAAAATCTGTTCAAATTCGCCTTTGGCTTTGAGTTTGTCTTGTCTCTCCTTTTCAGCCTTGGAAGATAATTCTGTGTAGTATTCTGGGTCAATGCCTTCATACTTCTTTTCAAACTTTCGTCTTTCTCTCGAAACACGGTCTGCCACAATCTTATCTAAGTCAGCCTGTGTAAAAGTCTTGTCCTCAGTCACAGTGTCTGTAGTTGCTGTTGCTTCTACTTCTGTGGTTGGAGCCTGAGTTTGCTCTGTGTTTTGTTCCATGTTTTCACTCATCATGTAAATCCTCCTTTAGAGTTTTGAGTTTAACTGTCCAATCATCGTGATTGTATTAGTGTTATTTATGCTTGATTTAAATCAAACAATTTGTTATAATAAAATTATGAATACTTTGCAAGATTTTTATAATAGACTTAGGCCAAATGCTCAAGGTTGTTTGGAATATACCATGGCCAGAGACAAAAATGGTTATGGTCTTTTTAACTATAAAAATAAACTTCGTAAAACTCATAGATTTGCATATGAATTAAAGCATGGGGCTATTCCTCGAGGAATGTATGTGTGTCATACATGTGATAATCCACCTTGTTGTAATCCGGATCATTTATTTCTTGGCACACAGCAAGATAATATGAAAGATAGAAAACAAAAGAATAGAACCAATTGGAAACCTGGTATCAATACTATAAGAAAACAACAAAACCTACCTCTTCTTTAAATCTTTCCTAATTGCTTCAAGTGTTTGTCTGCCTTGTTGAATAATTATAGGAATTGAGCACTGTTTGTTTTTGCCTTTGGTGTGATTTGGATGCATC